GGGGGGGGGGCTTTAGGCTCGCGCGCGTTCATATTGGTAGTGCAGAGGTACCCTAAGGTATTTTCTGCACTATTTTTTTTTTTCGCAGGGCGGGTGAGTAAAGAGGAGACTGTTTGACTGATAGCCCTGATTTTTTCTGGTTGTATGAATTGGTACCTTTCGTGTCTTACGGGAAAGTGTCGCATAGTAGTACTCGAATGAGTATAATGTCTAAAATGAAGCATGTTATCTGTGATAGTTTTACCGATGGCAAAACGAAAAGTTTTTCGTGACTTTTTTAAAAATCAAGCGTATAATTAATACATAAGATAGAGAGGGGGTAAAAAGTAAATCAAAGTAACCGGGTTCGTCCCGCCCTGGGTCAGTCAGGGGGCACCTTGTCAATTAAATAGTACATCCGATAGAGGACAGGGACTCCAACCCCTATAGTATGGAGCGGGCTATAAGTCTGCCTAGATATACGGTAGGAAGCTAGGGTGGTCCGTACGATCGGCGCGTGTATATACAGCTTCTGGAGGGCTGTGCTATATCAGCCCTACCCCATTAAATAGGGTGACGACCTAACGTCATAAGCTACGACACTGTAGCTAAAGAAAGGAAATTATCATGTCAAAGAAAGTTAAAGTTGAAGAGGCTGCAACCACCACGACCAACACCTTCGATCTGCGCGCTGCACTCGAGAAGTACCCCAATGTTTCACTGCGTAAACTTGCACAAGCAGCTGAAATCAGCTACGGCTGGGTGCTCAAGAACAGTAAGAAACCGATCGCTGGGGAGGCCTATGACCCGGATGCAATTAACTACGATGCCGTAGTCGCTGTATTCACTAAGAGGAACGTTGATCTCGCGTCGCTGGACTGGGAGGCGCTCAACGCGGCTTCGTTGCGCAAAGGGAAAATCGTATGCAAAGACATGGGTTCCTTCGCTATCGGACAGAAAGTATATCTCAGGGAAGACAACGCGACTCCCTTCGAGATCTGCTACATGACGGATACACACGTCGTTATCATGAAGGAAGGGACGACTGAGCCTCGCGCATGGAGTCACACGACATTCCTGCTCAAGGGACCTTCATTCGAGCCGCGCGCTACCGGCACGGATGTTGCGACAGAAGAGGAGGAGGGGTAATAAAGATGTACAAATGTAGATGCTGCTTGCGAACGTTCGACGAGCCGCGCGAGTTCTGGGAATCGCATGGATTCTCTTACGGACCTGCTGAAAGATGGTCAGTGTGTCCATACTGCGGAGAATCTGACTGGGATGACGAATCTACCGTAAACGAAGAGCTGGAGGATAACGAATGATCCGATTTCTACTAGGATTCATAATCAACTTCATTCGCTGCATATTCTTTAAGTACAACAAATTCTAAGGAGGAACATAAATGAACAGAGCAGAAAGAAACAAACTAGTTTGTGCTATGGAGTACGTAGCCAGACAGATCAACGACGAGGATGTTTTCGAAGGGTGGCTTGCGCTGGGTGTTGCAGATGGAGACATCGCATACGGAGATATGACTGCTGACTGCGAGGACTACTATAAATATGACCAACGCTTCGAGGATCTGATGGACACGTTTCTTTGGGTAATGCACAGGGCTTTCGTGTCAGGAGGTTTGTATTGTGATGGAGTAGTGAGCAAATAAAAATGAACTGGACACTACTCTACTACGGGCACGTAAGTCCTAAAGAAGTACAAGAAGCCGTCAAGGACGCCGAGTGGCAAAAGTTGCGCCAAGGGCTCAAGGGAACAAGCTTACAAACCAAGTACATCACACTATTAGAGTATTCAGACAAGGCGCGCGAAGAGATCCTAATGAGACACATAGATGGTCAGACCACGACAAACGAATTTCTTCACGAAGTGAGAATGTTAAACGTACGCCTGACCAACTATGTAACCGCGCTAAGTAGAGGAGGATTGATCAAACCGTCTGATTACTCAGGAGTGCCGCGCGCTCTACGCGGTAAGTTGCGCCATAAATGAGCCGCGCGATAGAGTGCAATGAAATCAAGTAGGGAACTATAGAAGTACATAACTATCAGTTATAAAAATTAGCGTGAAAAAAATACGCCTATATATAATATTTTTCAAAACCATTTTGAACTGAAATAATTGACTGTTTGTTCATTCTATTTTTCCTCCTCATTATTTCATTATTTATTTCTATTGTTTCTTATTTTTATATAATAATAATATATATAAATAAATAAATATATAAATAGGGAACAAATAGGAGCAGGAAAAATGACTGAGACTAATAAGCTATTCTATCAGTCAGAAATGGTTTTTGATTTTTCAAGATATAGACGCATTTTAAGACGGCTATTTTTCATAACTGATAATCAGGTAACTGATCTAAACCCTAACAAAAACAAAAAAAAAAAACAAAAAGGAGGTATCATCCCGTGAGCCAAATCATCGCGCTGCACGCTTTTGCACTTGCCTCTGGCGCAACTATAGCGCTAGGTGCGCTCTTGCTCGCACTTTTGAAACTCCGTGACTTTTTGGATTGGGTTTCTACACCGAGCAGCTCTGTCCTCGTGGCGACAAGACCTTTCCAGGTGCAACAAACTGAGCGGAGCGCAATTGAATCTATTATTAAGGAGATGGAAACTTATGGGCTTGACTGACAGACAAGTAAAAGAATTGGTTAATCGTGGATGGACCGACGGAACGTTCTATAGATATCGAGTAACTCCTGATGGAGGGCTTGAGCGCGCGCGGCTACTTGATTTGGCAACTTTGCGGCCCGGAACTTGCGATAAAGGTTTTGACAAGTTGCGCGAGAACATTCCGGAAGTAATTTGGATACGTTGGAGGTAATAAACAATGAAAGACAAAATAATTAAGGCTCTTGGAGGACACACTGAAAAAGAGCACAGAGTGCTTGTTAAGATGATCTGCGAGTATGCAGTGGCTATGGAGTTTGTGTGCCGAAGAGGAAAGCTTGCGGATGGTACTCGAACACATTACGATTGGTGTTGTACAGTATGTAAGAATCTGGGTAATGAAAAGAAGTGCGGTCATAATGGAACAAGCTGGTGCCCGTCGTTCATTCCATGTAGTGAGTTTCTGAACAATGAATCCTTTTAGGTGTGTTTACTTGTCTCACGAGGACGATCCCGGGCAACTAACCGCACAGGAGCTCCTGGAAAGTCCAGAGTATCATCTGCGCAACTTAAAGAAACTCGGCGCGCAAGCGTTTAACGTCTCCTTTAGAAAAGAACCTTGTGAGTTTGCCCCCACGGGATGCTGCGGTGGATGTACACGTAGAAACTGCAGTGTAAGATGTCCACAGGATGTAATAAACAGAGCTTACTTGTTATGTGGTAATATCCTTTGGGCGACCGAAGACGAAAAGGAGCAACGTTATCAGGAAGCGCCTTTTAAAGTAAAGATGATATACAAAGAGCTTACATCGGATCAGCCAAGATACTTTGCAATAGACTCAATGGTAAGGGAGTGTTTAACTACAGATGCACAATTGGATTACTCACCACAAAAGGTGTACGAAGAGTATTACGATTCTAAAAGGAATAAATGGGGAATTAGGCCGAGAGTTAACCCAGACACTGGTGAACTACTTCTGCTGCATTGGCCTCGTAGCGGGATGTGTCCTTTTTGTCTCCCCGTGGTCCTTGCAGACATGCGAAGATATACCCCTTGAAGCCAAAGCCCTTCCTGTGCAACTTACCACGCGAGAGCGCGACATTGAACCACTTCCTTCGTATGAACCTTTGAAGTTCACAGAGGAGGACATTCGAGTTTGTGCTCAGGTTCTATATGGCGAAGCAAAGGATTGTAGTCAGGAGGAGCAGATGTTGGTAATTTGGTGTATATGTAATAGAGTAGATGATCCGAGATTTCCTAATACCGTCATAGGTGTAGCGACTCAAACAGGTCAGTTTCACGGATACTCTTCAAGTAATCCTGTCTTACCGCGTTTGTATGAAGTTGCACAGAAGGTTCTCGAGCGTTGGGATTTTGACGAAGACGCCCTGATACATTCACCTTATGCTACATCATCAGATTACTTATATTTTAATGGCGATGGTTATCATAATTGGTTTAGAAAGGAATGTTAAAATGATTAAGAAAAGTACGTTGCGGGACATAGTAGAATACTTTAAAATGTATAGGTCTTCTAAAAATGTGATCTACTATAGAAAGGCTATGGCAACTGCTCATGAGTTATCAGAGCAGCTGTACGGGTCGGATTTAGCATGGATTAGCTTCACGGATTTTGTAGGTGCAATTTATGGCAGTACAGGTTTGGACCCTGTGTGTAGTTTTGATAATTTATGTAAAATGTTTGAACTAATGGGAATAGAGGTCGTGGATGTATGACTCAGGGAGAATATATGCGCAAAGCAAGAAGGCACGCTGGTTTATCCCTGGTGCAACTTTCCGAGATGTCAGGTATACCAGAATCTACGATAGGGGCTCTTGAGCGGGACGTAAACCGTTCGGGAACACTTTATACTATTGAAACTCTTGCTGATGCGCTGGGTCTTAGTATAGACGAATATGTAGGACATGAGGTTAAGAGAAAGTGAAAATTAATTTAGGTAGAGAAGTAATGCAGTATACACCTGAAGTGTATAAGAATTCTGAGGACTATGATTTTGTAACATATAAACAGTTCGAAGTTCTTCTTAAAAAATCAGGTATTAAATGGGATGATGTACAGTATGTATACTTGTTCATTAGTCGAGACATCGATACGAGTAAAAGAAAGGAGGTAGCAGTTAATACTATTCAGTATTACTTTCAGTGCGCGGATGGTCACTATGATTATAAGTATGTACATGGTTTAGATTTTCTGGTATCCGTGCGCAACATACACCAGGAGATGATTAAATTTTTCATGAGTGAGGAGTGAGTATGCGATGAGCGTTGAACAGATGAGGGATGCTCTATGTAGTGTGTACTACGGGGCTCCTAAGTGGGTTAACAAAGTTAAGAAGATGCCTGATAATCAGGTAATTGCAATTTATATGAGAATGCGTAATGCAGGGAGGATAAAATGAACGGACAGATTATAATAACGGTTACTGAACATGATGGGGATGCTAATGTTAATGTGGATGTGCGAATGCGTGATGTAGATACTACAGATAAGATGATACTTTTGCATTCTATGATTAAACCTTTTGAAATAAGTCAGATAGATTTGATGACTTTTGTTATTGCCGAACGTGCAGGAGTCTTCGAGGATACTGATACTGTAAGGATAGATCGTGGCGCTATCGAAAAGGTCCTGGGAGATCACCCTTGAAATGTTTTAAAGGTTTTTTAGTAAAACCCCGTTGATTTTTTCGGAATTTGGCTATATAATAATATTGAAAGTACGAGAAAGGGAACCTTGAACTTTTCTCATGCGTACTAAATATAATCGGAGGTAAAATTATGAACATTCAGGAAATTATGGAAATGAAAGGCGTACCTACTCTGAAGGCTATCGCAGCTGTCTTTGATATCCCCAATCAGAGAATCTACACTGTAGCAAAGCAGCCTAAGGAAGGCGAAGTGTATGATGCCAAAGTGTATAACTGGGATGCTATAGAGCGTTTCGTTGTACGTCGTCTTGATCCGGATAAGGGTCTTGCGACTCTCGAGGATGTTATCGATGCAGCTCTCGTTAAGGACGAGGAGTTCAAAGAGGCCGATGGTAGACGTAGTGCTAATCGCGGCAGCGCTGTCAACAAGGTTGAGATCGATGGCAAGATGGTTGCAACTCGTAAGTACAGAAACTTCGAGATGGATGAGAACGTCTTCGTGTGTCTGCGTAAGGACGCTAATGTCTACAAGATCGTAATGCAGACTCTGACTCATACCGTACTGCGTCCGGTTAATGCAGATGGTGAGTTCTGCAGCGAGGTAGTAAAGGTCATTTCGAATGGTATGTTGAACATGAAGGGTGCTGGCCCCAATGCAATCGAAGAGGCCATTGCAAAGCGCTTCAGTGGTGAGTACAAGGATCCTGATGAGACTCAGGACGCCGCTGAGTAATCCTACTACCGAGTAAGGTCGGAGCTGGTGGAATTCCAGTTTAGTTAACTAAGTAAAAGAGAAACCCTGTTGAATAGTCTATCAGGGCTGCTAATGTATTCAAGTGACTATACGCGAATATCTTAAATGAATTTGGTAGAGTATTCAGCAGGGTTTCTTTTAAGTAAAAATTATCATGATGATTTTTAAAATGAAAGGAAGAGCTTATGGTAGAACTTGATCGAATAACCGTACAGAAGATTGCTAAGGCAATTCAGACTATTCAGGACGGAATATGCAAACGCGTTGATGTAGACGATAATATCAAAGTGTATGCATGTAAGAATATAATACGTATCGACATTAAGAATGAGTGACATAGAACGTTCTTGGTGTCCGGACTGTAAACGTTGGGTTCCATCGAATAAAATGTTCTACTTTGAAGGCACGCGTGCGTGCCAGTGGTGCCTTGAAGGTACGGAACAACCTAAGATGGTGATTGAACAGCATCACGAGGACATGCAGTGCATTTATTGTGATAGTTATGACACTGTAGAACAAGTTCCAGAATGGCGAAAGTTTAAATGTAATGCCTGTGGTGCAACATTCCGCATTTAAGCGAAAGGATTATATTAATGAAAGTAGACGTATCAGAAATAAAAACATATAAAAGTTGTCGTAGACAGTGGCAACTAACTAGCAGGAACATGTTTCATCTTCGTCCGATGATAACACCTTCTCATTTCGCGCTGGGTACGATTTTTCACGAATCGTTGCATATGATGTATATGGGATCTCCTTTGGACACTGTTATGAAATTTGTTCGTCAGGAGATATCTCAGGATAGTGAAGCGGCTTTGCTTGCTATGGTTCCAGGCTACTATAAGAATGTGCTCCCTGGTGATCTTGATAGGTACCAGGTGCTGGATATAGAACATCATTTCGACTTTGTACCTACTGATCTCGAAACAGGCGAAGTCATTGATGCAGATTTGCATGTGTGCGGTTCAATTGATATGATTGTGCTGGATCCTGAAGAGAATGCAATCTATGGTTTTGAGCATAAGACATGTAAGAATTTTCGTGATTCGTCTTTTATGTGGATGGATGAGCAGCCCCGCGTGTACACCTACGCACTGATGTTATATGTAGATGAGTATAATCAGAAGCAGATGAACAAGTGGCTCGCGGAGTGTGATCGAGACGAAGTTCACCCGCCTATGCCTAAAGAAGTTACTCTCGGCGGTATCTATATTAATGAAGTAAAGAAGCTCCTTAGAGACTTTAAATACCAAAGAACATTGTGTAAGTATCCCGAGGACGATCTGCGCAACTTTATGCGAGCATTCTTTGGAACATGTTCTGCTTGCCACAATAGTGTAGTGGGCAACGATCCTTCTTACCCGTCCCCGAGTTACTTTGGTTGCTCGATGTGTGACTATAAGACAATTTGTGAAACTTATATGTATGGTACTCTTGATAAGGATACTGTGCTTAATGAGTTTAAAGAAGAATTTAAAGTACGAGAGACAGATCATCTCGAGGAAAAGACTGAAAGGAGTAAAGAGTAATGTTAGTTAAAGACTTGTTTGCGGAAACTAATTTAGTGCAGTGTGTTTTTAGTTGGGAGACTTCTAACACAGGATGGGCGGGAGGTGACGAGTATGGCCATCATAGACAGCCCGATGTTCTTAAAAGATACACGTATAGAGTGCCTACATTTCTGCAGGGAGAGTTAGGCCTGTATGATACTGTAGTTGTACGTTGTAAAACAGGTTACCAGGTGTGCCAAGTGGTCGCCCTTAATGTGTTGAGTGATTTCGATGAGAGTACCTTTGCCCCTGTAGTGGCTAAAGTGGATATGGGCCCTTATGTATCTGAGATCGAGAGAGCTAAAGAGCTTAAAGTTATGAAGAAGAGAATCGAAGCTGAAAAGAAGCGTCTTGAATCCATGGTGACTTATGATCTTATTGCAGAGAAGAATCCTGAGTTTAAAGCTCTGCTGGATGCGTATAAGGCTGCGGGCGGAGAGTTTTAACTCCCTGCTCTCCTCTAAAAGATTACTTTTTCGTAGAGCGTATCAGTTTTAAAAAAGAGTATACTAAAATATAAACTGAAAATTTTTATATTAGTACGCTTGATTTTTTAAAATTAATGCTTTATAATATATAATATAGTTAAGGAGGTAGTAAATGAAAGTAATAGATCTTCATTCTAAAAATGCCGATCCTGTATTTGCACTTGTTTATGGAGCAAGCGGTACCGGTAAGACACATCTTATGGGTACTGTAGGAGAGTTGGGCAAGACCCTTATCATTGATATAGATATGGGTATTAAAACTCTTATGAGTGCTCCGGATATTATAAAGGCTAAGTACACTGATAATATAACGGTGGTAAGTTTTGACAAGTTTCAAGATCTGAACGAGGCTTATAAGCTTGTGGAAGCTAATGATCCTAAAAAGTGGTCCTTGAAATTCGGTTCTAACGTTGATGTTCCCTTTGATTGGATTATATGGGATACATGGTCTGAGCTTCAGTGGGTTATGATGCAGGAGTTGCGTAGCAGAGATAGTGATCTTAATGGTGTTGGCCTTAACTTTAGAAAGAATATAGGTATTCAGCATTGGGGTATGATGACTGATCTGAATAAGCTTGCTGTAGAATCTCTTCGTTCATGTAAGGTGAATCAGATTTTCACTATGCAAGAGAAACTCGATAAGGATGAGCTTAGCGGTACTATTTATGGTGGCCCTGCGATTCATGGTAAGATGGTTCAAGAAATGCCTACTTACTTTGATATAGTAGTTCGTACGTACACCGATGTACAAGGCGGATATTGTGCAACTACTAAGAGTAAGGGTCGTTGGCCTGCTAAGACACGTATAGGTGTAGGAGCTGAGTATAAGGATCCTAAAGCGAAGGAGATATTCACGAGATGATTCTTACTCTTATAGACTTAATTTTGATTATTTGCACAGGAGGCCTTTGGCTTATTGTGATGATAGCTCGTAATATGAGCAGTTCACATAAGTATAACAAAGCAGCAAAGAAATATTATAAACGTAATAGGTATAAGTGATATGTCTGATTTCTTTAAGTCTTGCAGGGATTGTATCGAAGATAGATATCCTGGATGCAGTAGTACTTGTGCGAAGTACAAGAGCGATAAAGAAGCGTATGAGCAACATAAAGCCATCGTATCTCAGAAACGGCAAAAAGAACATATGAAATACCGTAGAAGATTTTATTAGTAAATAGAGAGCATGAACTGTGCGCGTTGCGAGGGAACCTCGCTAAACAAAGACAGGAACAGTGGCAAGTGCGCTTCCTGCGGTAATGCTCTTTAATATAGCGAAGTAATGTAATGGTAACATATAGGACTTTGACTCCTACATTACGAGTTCGAATCTCGTCTTCGCTGCCATATGCTCCCGTAGCTTAAGCGTAAAGCATTTCTTCCTTCCAATATTATATACAGGTTCAAGTCCTGTCGGGAGCACCAGCCACACAGTGGCGTAATAAACTTATCATCCACCCGAGATGAAATCGGTACGAGATGGCAACGGTAATAGCCTACCTCGGAAAGGAACATTATGATGAACCTCGATTTTTCCAGCGTACCTTCTCGCGAGCCTCTGGACGAAGGTATCTACAGCCTGACTATTACAAAGGCTGAAGAAACTACTTCCTCGACTGGCAATCCCATGCTGAAGCTTGAGTTCGACGTCAATGATGTCGATGGCAATCGTAAGCTGTGGGATAACTATGTACTTATTGATAAGTGCATGTGGAAGCTTAAAGAGCTCTTCGATGCTTTGGGCGTAGACACTTCCGAAGTTGTCGAAATGGAAGTCAGCGAACTCGTAGGCATGCAGGTAAATGCAAAGGTTATTCAGGAAACCTACAATGGTGATGTAGTTAATCGTATCAAGAAAATTTATCCCGCAGCCTAATATAAAGGCCAGGGCTGGCGCTCAATGTGACGATTGAAGTTGCGAGGAGTTACCGTTGGGCGCCAGCCCAATTTTAAAGATTAAGGAGAAAGAACATGCTATACGATCTGTTTTTAAATTTTGAAAAAAGAACAGAGAATCAATTATATGCATGTTGCCCCTTTCATAAGGAAAAGACACCTTCGTTTACTGTAAACGAGGAAACCGGAGAATGGTATTGCCATGCAGGATGCGGTGGCGGCGCGGAGAAAGAGTTTATAGCAAAGTACTATGATGTGTCTAATGAAGTAGCAAAGTACGCTTTGTCTTATTATTCGCAACACGGTAGTATGCCTTTTCCCACAGAGGAGCAAATAGAGTCATGGCACAAAAATCTGTGCAACATGCCTCGCGAGATCGAGGCAATGTCCGAATATGGGTGGACTAAACAAATAGTAGACGATCTTCATATAGGGTTTTATGATGATAGAATTATAATACCTATAAAATCGAGAACGGGCTATTGGGTTAATGCACGTAGATATCTTCCAGTGCACCGTAGAAACTCAGATAGTCATAATGCAAAATGTTTGAATATAAGGAAGTTAGGCCAGAAGAGATACTATCCTTATGAAGCATTCGGCGAAGATAAGATATACGTTGTTGAAGGTGAGAAAGATTGTATAGCTGCGAGAGCTCAGGGATTTAACGCAGTTACAAGCACAGGAGGTAGTGCTATACCTTCTGAAGAAATTTATTTATTCAAGAATAAAGACGTAGTGCTTATGCTAGATACCGATAGCGTAGGTAAACGTAATGTAAAAAATTATGTAACGCTTTTGAAAGGTGTTGCGCGCAGTATTCAGATAGTAGATCTGCCCGTAAAGGATTTCGCAGATTATTATCATGAATATAAAAACGTAGATATAGACCAGTATACTCGAGATTATGCTGAGGTGCAACAAGCCGAAGAATCGGTGGAAGCTACTGATATTACTCTTGTACGCAGCGAGTTTACTGAAAACTTAAATACATGGGTAAAACTTAATAAGATGAGCGTATCTGGTGTAGAGCCTAAGATATATACCATTCCTACTAAGTTAAAAGTAGTATGTAAAAACGCAGCATGTAGTAAACCCTGTCCGTTAGCTTTTAGTAATAGTTCAGATGCTGCACAATACGTAGATGTAGATCCGAGACAGATGTTGCAGTTTGTAGATTCAGCAGATAGTGCACAAGATACATTTTTGCGCAAACTTTATGGATGTAGATCCGTTACTGCTGAACCTGTAGATTACATTAACTGTCAGAAAGTTATATTTCAAGAGAGTGCAAGTTTTATTGATGGTCTCGAAGAGTCTTCTTTTGAGAGTCGCTATGGTATATACATGTATACGGATTTTCGTCTTAATGCAACTTTGAAATATAATTTTGAGGCATGCCGTGTTACAGATCCTCGTACACAGAAAAATTATTATATGATACGTTCCGCCGAGAATCTTGGAATGTTGCGCCCAGTAGTAAATGAGGATAGCTTTGAAAAGTTTCGTAAAGTTGCTCGGGAGAGTTTAAATTTTCAGGAGCTCATTAGTACGTATTACAGTGAGTGGCTGCCTGCGCTAGCAATTGAGGGTAGACCAGATTTGTTTGGTGCGTTGATTCTTACTTATTGTAGTGTAACAGAAATTCCTTGGCAAGCGGGTATCATTAAAGGTTGGCTTGATACAATGGTCATAGGAGATACTCGTACGGGTAAATCCCAGATGGCGCAACGTTTAGTGAAAACCTTGGGTATGGGTGGATACATTAATGGTGAGAACGCACGACGTACAGGTGTTATCGGAGGTGTACAACGTTTCGGTGATAGCTGGGTAATTACGTGGGGCGCGATACCTATGAATGATAGGGGGTTATTAATAATCGATGAAGCGTCCGGTTTGGAAGTCGATGATATCAAAGATTTATCTTCGACTCGTTCGTCTGGTGCTGTCACTCTTAATAAGATTGTTAAGGGGGAAGCACGCGCCCGTACTAGACTCATATGGCTTAGTAATCCACGCAGCGGGCGAAATTTGGCAGATTTCTATTGGAAAGGCTATGGTGCCTTTCAAGAGTTCATCCCTGTCGCAGAAGACCAAGCCCGATATGATCTTGTGCTCACTGCTGCACGAGAAGATATAGATGTTCTCGATGGCATAGATTCCGAGGTGCAACCTAAGGTAGAGCCTTGGATCGATCTGTTTAATGCTGCATGGGGTTTACCTGCCGAAGATATTATATTCCCTCAGGGCTTTAAAACTAAAGTTAGAGAAGTTGCGCATCGTATTAATGATGAGTATGGTGGGGGCCCTTTGATAGTAGGTGTTGCGGTACACGAGAAGCTTTTACGTATATGTTGTGCAGTAGCTGTTTTGTGCGGTGAGATAAGAGAAGGTAAGCTTTATGTGTCGGAGAAGCACTTAGAGTGGGCTTATGAATTTCTTAAGCTGACTCTTGAAAAGGAGTCGTTTGCATATGCAGATTACATTAGGGAGTTCAAGAGGGCACAATCTAAAAAGACCGAGAATGTTAAGTTTATTAGAGGACTACTTTCTGTGCATCCTGCGCTTAGAATTTTGTTATCTTCGAGTAGTTTTAAAGGTTTTCAATTTCAGGAGATTTTAGGTATTGATCGTACGGATAGTGCAAAGATTATGTCGGATTTGATAACACGTGGTTTGTTGCGCCCGATAAGTAATGCAACGTACGTGCCTGATAAACTTCTTATGGAGATTGCAAAACAGATGGAGGTTAATTGATTATGAGTGATACTATATCGGCACCTTTTAATCAAGAAGTGGTTTTGAAGTGGTTTAGAAGATATCCACAATTTGAAACTTTTATAGGTGCGGGAGTTATAAGTTTAAAATTGGCTCGCGAAATACTCGATGTAGATAGGTATTTTATGTATGATATCTATTGTGAGTTAATACAAGCCGGGGCAATTGCACCTGCGGGTACAAATGGATTTAGGGCTACTAAATCTATGCAAAAATTCTTAAGGGAACGTCGTGCGCAAGCGCGTTCTACCGAGTGAGGTCACCACTCAAAAATAAAAATCCATTATAAGGAGGTCCACAAATATGGACAAAAAAGCAGTAGTATTGCTAAGCGGTGGTATTGATAGTACTACATGTTTGGCAGACGCAGTACAGACTTATGGAGCAGATAATGTTCTTGCATTGAGTATGTACTACGGTCAGAAGCATCAGAAGGAAATCGAAAGTGCACAAGCTGTGGCTAAGTATTATGGTGTAGACCATGTTATTCAGGAAATCAGCGGCGCGTTTGATTTGAGTGATTGTACTCTTTTGAAGGGCCGCGAGGAAGTTGCCCATGAGAGTTACGCCGAGCAACTTGAGAAGATGGGCGGAGAAGGTACCGTCGCAACTTACGTGCCGTTTCGTAACGGTCTTTTCCTTTCGTATGCTGCAGCAATTGCAACAAGTGTACACGCGGGCACAGTGTATTATGGGGCTCATGCTGATGATGCAGCCGGAAGAGCTTATCCTGATTGCACACCTGAGTTTGAAGAAGCAATGGATCGTGCAATTTATGAAGGTTCTGGACGTCTTGTAAGACTGTATGCTCCTTTGCTTAATTGGAATAAAGCTCAGGTGGTTAAGTACGGTCTTAGTTTAAATGCTCCTTATTATCTAACTTGGAGCTGTTACGAGGGAGGAGACAAACCTTGTGGTAAATGCGGCACATGTATTGATCGCGCTAAAGCGTTTAGCGCAAATGGAATTACTGATCCGGCGACTTATTTTGGGGACCATATGGAGGGTGTAAACTAAAATGAATAAACTTATACATAATCAGGATATAGATACTATTCATATGCATTTTGAGATGCAGTTGTATTGCCCTCAAGGGTTCGAGCACTATACTGGTACCTTTGATGTAGATTTTTGCCCTGGGGAGTATTTGCCGGATTATTGTGAACTCGATAAACTTTTCCGTGAGAAATGTGGAAGTAGTATGATAGTTGAAGATGCAGTCGATTGGGTTTACAATACTCTTAAGCAGGAGTATTACCCCGAGGGTCTTTGTGTTCAGATGAGTGTACAAAACGCCCTACATTTTGACGTAACTATAGAGAAAGGAGGCTGGAGCGTATGAGAAAGTATAAAATAAGTTTTCTTCAGGTATGTTTAACAATTCTTTTTGTATCCGCGATGCTTATTAGTAATGTTATTACTTCTAAGCAGATTCAGTTTCCTTTCGGAATTACAATGACAGGTGCAATCGTAATCTTTCCTGTAACGTATATTCTCTCGGATGTATTTTCGGAAGTATACGGTTACAGGTGGAGTCGTGTAACTTGTTATTTTGCATTCTCCATGAACCTTTTGATGGTGCTTGTATTTAGTTTAGTTATTGCAACTCCTGCACCTTCTTATTGGCACAATCAGGAAGCATTTGCAACTGTACTTGGAAGTACTCCGAGAGTCATGAGCGCATCTCTTCTTGCTTATGTGTTTGGCGATTTTGTAAACGATCGCGTATTTCGTAAGATGAAAGAGAAGCATGCGAATGAGTTGAAGGGCTTTGGTTGGCGTGCTATTATATCTTCTTTGATAGGCGAGCTGTGCGATAGCCTTGTGTTTGTACCCCTTGCATTTCTGGGTCAGATGCCCTTTAAAACGCTTTGTACTATGGTAGTATGCCAGGTACTTCTGAAGACAGCATACGAAATAATTGTTCTTCCTCTGACTACTTTGGTAGCAAAGAAAGCAAGTGCATATGAAAAGGAGATAGCATGACACTTAACGAGATTCAAAAAAGTATAGAGGACCAGCTGCGTAATAGTAGCTGGTTCCACTACCCCGAGCAATGTGACATGTTGCGCAACATAGACATTGCGCACGCAGTTACAGGACTTAATGAGGAGGCCGGCGAAGTAGCCGGTCTTCTTAAAAAACAAATTTTTAGAGGAAAGGAGAAGAGTGATGAACAATGGCTCAGTGAGTTAGGGGATGTCCTTTGGTATCTTACGGCCGTAACGGTTACTAAAGGGCTTACTCTCGAAGACGTATGGAAGTACAACTGTTCTAAGTTAGAAGATCGGCGTGAAAGAGGCTTTAAGAATCACGAAAGTTGGGAGGGTTAAATATGGAAGATAAAGTAAATCATCCTAGTCACTATACTTATGGTAAAATTGAAGTTATCGATTTTATCGAAGACAAGGAACTTAATTTTAACCTGGGCAACGTAATCAAGTATGTTGCACGGGCGGGCAAAAAGAAATCTTCAGGTAAATCTTTGGATGCTAAGGCTCTTGAGGACTTGAAGAAAGCACAGTGGTATCTCGCCAGAGAAATTGCTACAAGAACAAAGGAGTAATCAAATGTATCTTATTAATATTTATCCTTTAGGTAATTTAGAAAATGAATATCATCAGAAGATGCACATGTTCCTAACTCATATGGTTGAGAAATATCCTGCGTATGCTTCGGTTGCACAGGATGCTCCCGGATATAAAATTCTCGATAATAGCCTTATTGAGCTCGGCGGTTCTGTTAGCATTCAAAGAGTTATAAATGCTGCAGAATTTATCGGAGCAGATGAGATTATTCTTCCTGATGTGTTTCAGAACGGTCCTGAAACTCTGAAGGCAGTTGATAAGGCTCTTAAGGAGCTTAATAAATTGTATCCTAACAGAAGTTGGCCTTTTAAACTCCAGGCGGTTGCCCAGGGCACTGACATCGAGGAGTGGTTCCACTGTTATGAAAGCCTTCGGAAAAACCCGGATATTGATGTTATAGGTATTCCTAAAATTCTCACAAAAATGCATCCTCAGGGACGTCCTTATTTTGTTAACGAGCTCTGTTGTCTAGGGTCTAAAGAACACCATTTACTAGGTATGTGGTATTCGCTGTCTGAGATAGGAGAATATAATCATCCCGATTTAATTCGTTCTTGTGATACAGTACTTAGAGGGTTCATAGATAAATATGACTTAGGATTCTTTGGTGTACGTCCGGATGGGTATACAATAAATCTTGAAGAAGACGTTATTAAATATGATCCTTCAGATGTTGTTTCATTTTCTATGTTACGAGGAGTTGAATTTGGATTATGATGACCAGCGATATGCAAAAATTTGTCCGGGCTGTATGCCCGGACATTTCAGAAGATAAACAAGTAAGAACTTCCCACGATCAGTTTTCTTGGTTCCGCGTTAATGTTGCGACGAACACCTTAGTTATTCCGCCGCTTAACTACGTTAAGACGAACATGCTCGTTCTGGACAAGACTGTTGAGGCACTTACAGCTTTCGCAACCTCCGAGTCTTCGGATCCGGAGTTTGATTGGGGTCACTTGAATCTTTATGAGGCACATACTCCGGATGATATCATTGAAATGATTGATGAAATAGGGAATGCTTCCCAGGGTAAGGTAATCGGAGTTGATATTGAGACTCGCAGAGTCGAATGGGAAGATAACAAGCTTCTTTCCCTCGGTTTCGCAACAGATGAGAATACCTGCTATGCGTTGTACAATATACCGATTCCGGGGGCTAATTGTGATTCCTTTACTCTTGTAAGGTCACAAGAAAAGGGAGATAGTCAGTACATTTGGGATCATCTTCAATTACTTTTCTCTGATCCTGAAATTACGTTTTGTTGGCATAATGGAAAGTTCGACTGTGGCCGTTTAAAGTATCTGTGCAACCTTGATGCGCGTATAGATGAAGACACTATGCTGTACCATTATTGTGCAGTTAATGAGAAACGTGGTACACATGGTCTGAAAGAATTGGGGCAACTTTACCTGCAGGCACCTGCATGGGATGATGAGCTGGATAAAATTAAGAGGGATTACTGCAAGCAGCATAAGTTGCGCCTCGGAGACTTTATGTATGATGATATTCCTACATCTGTTTTAATTCCTTATATGCAGCGTGATTGTATTGCTACATTGCGCTTATATCGCGTTCTAAAGCGCGTTGGAAGGCCAGAAGCTAATTTTATATATCGAAAACTTATCGAAGCTTCTAACGTGTTTAAACGCGTAGAATTAAACGGAGTAAGACTCGATATGGAATACCTTGAGGACCTAGAATATGATCTGGAGCAAGAGCTAAAAGTTGTAACGAAAAGGCTTAATGATGTCTCAGCAACCATATGGGATCCTTTAGAGTATGCGGCTGATACAGGTGCTAAAGCTAAAACAGATACAGAATTTAATATCAAGTCTCCTAAGCAACTAAAGTGGATGCTCAAAAAAGTTCTAGGTTATCCTGTACCTAGTACAGATGCTGCAACTATCGATATGCTTATCGATGAAGTTGAATCTGGGGTTATTACTAATCCCCAGGCGAAAGATTTCTTACAGGCTATCGCAAGTGTGCGCAAGAATAGTAAGTATATGGATACTTATGTTCAGGGACTTCGCGAGTGTGTTTGTAGAGATATGCGCATTAGAGGTACGTTTAATCTTCACGGAACTGAAACCGGAAGGTTAAGTTCCAGCAACCCTAGACATGTTGGGGCCTAATACGGTAACGTATTAGTGAAGAAGGATGTGAATTCAGGGAAGGCCCGAAAGGGATAATCCTGAGCTAAGCGTACATAATATTTACCTTAGGAGGTATACGATTATGAATGTTGATGTTAATAAATTAAAGTATTTGTATGAGCAAACCTGTAAAACTGATGCACAAATAGCTGATGAGTTGGGTATTTCTATTACATGGTTGTACAGAGGATTTCTGTATAAAATGTATGATCGTGATTATAGAAAGACTCGTAAGCAAAGAAGCTGTCAACTTTCTAAACAGGGTGATAAAAATCCTATGAAAGGAAAATTTGGTGAAAGTCATCCTAGATATAAAGAAAGAGTACCCGATGGGAAGGGATATATGATGGTTCTTAAGCCTGATTGGTATACAGGTCGAAAAGGTAGTCATCATGTATTTGAGCATTCAGTGGTTATGTGTAAAGCATTAGGTATTACAGAAATACCTGAAGGCTTTATTGTACATCATATTGATGGGAATCCTGCAAACAACGACATTAGTAATCTTGCTCTTATGCAGATGGGCGCTCATACTAAATTACATCAACAGTTACGAAAGTGCAGAGACTAGGGCGCGAGCCCGTAGGGGTACTTATGTACCTTGAAGCGCATCCCTACCGTCGCTTTAAGGGCGGTAGATGATATAGTCCACAAAAGAACATGCAGAATATTCCTCGTGATAAAAAGATCAAGAATCTCCTATGCGCAACTCCTGGCTATAAGCTGGTTCAGATGGACTACAGCCAGGCAGAGCTTCGCGTACTGGCTTTGCTGTCTCGTGATCCATGGCTTATTAAAGTTTATCAGGATGGAAAGGATTTGCACGATGCAGTTGCAACAGATATGTTTGGCCCAAACTTTGATAAGGAACAACGTGTCATGGCGAAGACTATAAACTTCGGCGTAGCTTATGGTAGAGGTCCTGGTAGTATAGCTCAGACGTTTAAAAAGTCGATGAGTGAAGCACGTGCAATTATTGCGAAATGGTTTAAGCCTATGCCACAGGTTAAGTCCTGGATAGATAATCGTAGAGCCATGGCTAAACGTGGGGAGCCTTGTGTAACTCCTTTTGGCAGAGAAAGGCACTTCATTATTACTAATGAGGAAATGAATCATATTCAGAATGAGTATATTAATACTCCTATACAAAGTATTGCATCTGACTTCACGATGTTTAGTCTTATTGAAATAGATAAGTTCTTAAGAGAAAATAATCTGGATGCACGTATAGTAACTACAGTTCATGACTCTATTATTGTAGAGGTAAAAGATGAAAAGGATCTTGTTGATCTGGTTGCGGAAACGTGTGTACGTATTATGGCGGAAACTCCTCTTAAGTACATGCCTGATTGTCCTGTACCTTTTAAAGCAGACGCTGAAGTAGGCTACGCATGGGGAAAGTTGTACGAGTGGCCAGAGGAGGAATAATATGGAAGCATATTTACAAGGTAAATATTGGCATTACCTTCCTGATAAACCTATAAGAAAAGACCTCCTGCTTGGTTGGAGGCAGAAGAAAGGTGATCCATGGATACTCGCCGAAGATAATCTTATAAATCGTATGGTTTTAGGATTAGATTACATGAATATTGTTACATGGAACCCCGGAGAGTCTCGATACTTATTCCCTAAAGATTTAATGCCTTTTCAGGTTACGGACGTACGTAAAATGTATCATCTGCAGAATTGTCTTAATGCTAACCCTATGGGCCTAGGTAAGACAGTAGAAACTATTAAGTATCTGCAAAGTAATAACGCCAAGTGTGTTCTCATAGTATGTCCTAAAATTATACGAGAACAGTGGAAAGAACAACTTCTCAGATGGGGTAACTTAAAGGCAAAAATTTACGATGGACAATCTAAAGTTAATCCAGGCATTTGGATCGTAAATTATGATAAGTTGCGCAACGAATCCACTTGTTCTAAATTTAAAAATTTTCAGTGGGAATTTTTAGTTCTGGACGAAGCACATAAAATAAAAAGTCGTACAGCAAAACAAACTTTGGCTGTTAAAAACATTCCCGCGGCTCGTCGAGTAGCCCTTACGGGTACTCCTATTTTAAGGTATGTAGATGACTTGTGGAGCATTCTTAATTTCCTAGATCCTAGGTACACGTGTAAAAGTTACTATACTTTTGTTGATTATTTTTGTAAGCAACAGCACACTCCATGGGGCAACAAAATAGTAGGACTTACCGACAATGTAGAAAGAGTAGCGTTGCTAAATAAACTTTTAGATATTATAAGTATTCGCAATGCTGGCGTAAATGTTGCACAGGGTAAAACCCACGAAGTGGTAAGGTTGCCCATGAGTAGAGTTCAGAGGGATTTGTATAGAAAAGAGAAACAGTTGCTCCTGGATGAGCTTCCTGAGCATTGTACAATAGCAAATGGCGCTGTGCTTACGTTGCGACTAATACAAACTACTTCGTGGCCGGGATTGTATTTAGGAGATAAAGAAGTAGGACCTAAATTTGAGTGGATCCTCGAGTTACTTCAGAATAACCCGGAGGAAAAAATAGTAGTTTTTTCGGTGTTTGAAAAAACGGTAAGTGCTCTGGTAAGCTATCTTAACGAAAACAAAGTACGTGCCGTAAAAATTACGGGTAAACAAAAAGCCGAAGAGAACGAAGATAGTCGCAAAAAATTCGTTAGTCAGAGGCAACATTCCGCGAGAGTGCTCGCAGGAACAATAGGTGCCATGGGGCAAGGTTATGACGGTCTTCAGCAGGTAAGTCACACTATGGTATTTATAGACCGCGATTGGTCTCCGGAGATTCTGAAACAGGCAGAGGATAGGTTGCACCGGATGGGTCAGGAACATTTAGTTAATATTTATTACTTAGAATGTACTGGTTCGTTTGATCAACATGTAGGTAGAATAAATAGAACAAAAGCAGACGATATAAGGAGTGCATTAAATGATGAATAATTATGATATATGCTTAGACTGCATAGGTGAAGTTGCAAAGTTTTTACATCCTGAGGAGGTAAACGATGAAGTCAATACTGGCGTTTGATCCTGGTGAGAGTACCGGGTGGTGCGCAAGAACATATTATAAAACTGATCTGATGCACTTAGTATATCAAGGAGGAACCCTTCCAAAAGATCATAAGCAAGTCGCAAATATGATTAAGGCGATAAGTCCCCATGTCGTGGTTATAGAACGTTTCAATCTCTATCCGCAAATGGCTAAGTCGCTTGCGTGGAACAGTTTTTATCCCTGTGAAGTAATCGGTGTCATCAAGTATGTATGTGCTGAATTAGATATACCTATTGTTGAGCAGGCTCCGAGCGTAAAGAAATACTTTGGAGGGTTTAAGGATGATTGGGAACAAGTAAAACAAACCCCCGGGTTTAAGCTTACAGAGCATGTTAAAGATGCGTATCAGCATCTGAAGTATTTTGAGAGAAACGGTTTAAAAAAGTTTGGAGAAGATTAATAATTTGATTATTCTGGTCCATTATATGTTGTAAGTACTTACTATCTTGAGTGCGCAACTCTTGCATGATATCATCGCTTGTAGCTTGTCTAGAAATGTTTTGTTGATTCATGAGTTGCATAGCGAAGGATATTATAGTAATAATATCTAGAAATTCAAATTGTTGATTTTCGTTCATTTTATCACCTCTATAGAAAAAGCCTGGGCTGTTGCCCAGGCTTATTTTGTTGCGACTAACTAAGGAAGTACTTTTCGACTTTAAGGGGTTTTGCGTCCTGATCGTCTATAAAATCTTTTGCAAGACTAAAATAGAATTCTGGGTCATTCTGCAATCCAAAAGTTTTAGCAGTATCATAGTAATCGTTATAAACCATATTGAGTACTAAGTACCAGTTAATCCAGTCATGCGTTACGCCGTGATTCTGTGCGAATTCTTTCGCCTGGTTAAATGTCCAGTACTGCCCTTTAGGGCTCATACGTCTTACTATATCCTCAGCTTCGTCTTTAGGAATTTTATACGCAAGACACTCGAGCTTATCGATAATGTCGTCGTACAGAGCAGGATACTTCTTACAGAGCATATCCATAAATTCATCTGTAACCTGCCAGGACTCTTCGGCGAAGCCTTTGTCCATTGCCTTAGTTACAAGTTCTCTGTACTTACCCATATCAGCTCTCCCTAGTTACTACTATATTAGCATCCTGCATATTGATGGCACCAGCGCCTGTGTTGCGCACGCTCAGCGTGGAGGTTGCGCAACACTGATATACTCTTACGAGTACATCTGTTGCAATGTTACCGGGTACGGCAACTGCGGTAGGTGTATAAAGCATAGTGCTTCCGGGAATAGACTCGCCATCCTGGATTATTGCGACGCTAGTTTGCTGTACGGTACCGCCGGTAGGTATACTGACGTTGCCGCTGAAAGAGACTCTGTACACACCGGGACTAAGCAGTATTACTCTACTCGAGCCTGCTTCGTGACGAGTTGCACAACCTGTTCTAAGACGTGTACTAGCAAAAAGTACAGGATCATTAGCTGCAACCAGCTGAACAGGTACATTCACAGCATCTACCATAATTTACCTCCTTAGGCGCAACCGCACCCAGTGTTGCAACCAAAGCCGTTAGAGGCAGTATAGGGGCTGCAAGTGATGTATGCAGGAGTGGGGAACGGACGAAGAGCACTGATAAGAGTTGCGTTCTGTGCCTGCTGAGACAGCTGGAAGTTTGCGGTCTGCAGTTCCTGATCCTTAGCGGTCAGACGATCGCGAAGTGACTGCATAGTGTTGCTATTGATAAGTGCACGAGTTGCTTCACCTTCTGCATGAATTGCGGTGGTAATTTCACAAGTGTTCTTATAGCCATCAGAGCGTACTGCATCGATGTTACGGTTGGTCTCGCAGCAGCAGTTCTGCTGTGCAAAACGGCTCTCGGCTATCTGGCTGCCAATGGAATTGAAACCATTCAGCATAGTGGTGTTCTGAGCGTAGAAACCATCACACAGGCCATTCTGGATACCTCTTACACCGTTCTGCAGATCATTGAAGTTAAAGTCCTGGCAGAGGTCTGCACGAGTCAGAGCTTCGCCGTTGCGACCAAAACCATTGCCTCCGAATCCGAACATAAACAGGAAGAGAACTACGATCCAGAACCAGCTACCCTGGCCGTCGAAACCATCTTCATGATCAGTTGCGGCTCTAATGTCAGCGAGAGAATAGTTTTCCATTTTGAACTCCTTTCAATATTTTATTTATTAACACCTATGTTGCGCACCATAGGAATTAAACTAACGTAAGAAACCTTGGAGCTGTTGGGCCATGTTCATCGCCTGTTGCAACTGCTGATTGGAACGCAGACCTTGTTGCACCATAGACATGACTTGCTGCTTAGGGTTGCCCCTGAAGGTATTTTTAAATTGTTTTAGTTGTTGTAACATTTCGGGCGAGAATGCACTGTTGCCTTTAGGCGATACTTGAGGCTGCGCGCCTAAAATACTATTGGCCATTGTTTAGACCTCCTAATTCCTTAAGAAGCATATCGAGCTTACCGTTGAGACTATCGAATTGTTCGCGGGTTACAAAGTCAGCAGAAGTAAGCGGTTTCTCATTTTCTATTTTATGAAACTCATAAGTAGTAACCGTATACTTACCCATACCGTCGACGGATTTTACATAAAACACGTCACGGTTGTTGTCCATAAGTATCTCCGAATTGTTGAACATCACTGGATACGATTTCGCTTCCTCGAAACCGTTGACCGAAATAATCATAAGGGGCAACCTCCTCGCTATAAGTATAATCAGGTAACAAAATAAGAGGACTAGTTATATCATCCATAACATATCCTCCTTTCTTTCTTTGATTATATTATAACATAAAAACATCCGGACAACCCTTGAGTTATCCGGATGTTTTCCTTAAAGTATCCTTAATATTTTATTCTTTATGGAACGTATTCGACCTTCTATAGTACTTACACTATAGTACTTATCGTGTAGAGCTGCCATTTCTTGCGAGATCTTAATGATGCTAAAGCCTCGCGATCTCATACGAAATATTTCTATTTCTTCATCTGTAAAACCTGCCTCTCGTTCATAGTATTCACGTTCTCGTGTACTAAACTGCAAATTACACTTAGCGCCTTTTGCGCACAAGAGTTCCTTTAGATCTTCCATTCTTTTTAGTCCGTCGTCTCGTCGTTCTGGTTGTTTTGGTTATGCGTGCCATCTAAAATCTCCTGTATCTCTTCGGGTGATAAGTCTTGTACAATTACATTTCCTTCGCTATCTACAAGTGTATAAACACCTTCAGCATTAATAGTGCTATTAGAATCACTACAGAAATCATATTGGTTTAAATACCATAAGAAACCTCCTATAACAACGATTATAGAAACTATACATCCGCATATTACTTTTAGCAAACTTCTTATGGTTTTTGCTTTGCGTGTGTTTTCAGATTTAAGCTCAGTTAAAAGAGCAGTTACGATAAAGTCCTGGTCTTGATTCTGTTCCATGTTGCACCTCTATTATAGCCCGCGGGCGGAGCGCTTAAGAGCGTTGCAACATGCTTCCTTTTGGTTATTACGAGTATCAGAACTAAGTCTATTCCACTGCTGACCTAAAGCTCGGAAATCTATTTTAGGCGAGAATATCTTGTAATGGTCTCTCATTATTACCAGATTATATATAAACTGGTTCATCGCCTCTTCGGGCGCAACCTTTGCGGAAGTTGCGCCTGTACGAATGTCTTTTTCATAATCAGTAAGATTAAACATTGAGTATCCTCCTATTCTCGATGTCTGGGTAATTCGTTTACTTGTTCCATAATGTTATCAAGAAAGCCATTACCATTAAGAGCATTATGATACACATTATGCATACGACCAAGATCTTCATATTCATCATGTGTAATATATCCTCTCTCGATATACTTAATTCCTAGGTGTTTTATTCTATCATACAGTAGAATACGTACACCTGCCTCTACGCCTGTTTCCTGTTTTTTACGATTAGCTATTAAGCTAATTACTCCTGAAATAAGTGAAGCTAAGGCACTGCTTCCAAGTATTGCTAATACAATTTCCATACATACTCCTTCTTATTTAATATTTATTACTTTACTTATTTCATTTTATCGCCTTCCTTGTACTAAGCAGGACGCTTGCGCCATATACTGCGTTACACCTTCGTTAAAACGCGGTGAAGTAATCGCCCTCGCCTATCGTATCGGGATTGCCGCCCTGTATACACACATAGCGCTTTACGCCGTCGGTGTAGTAGTAGTTTGGATAAACCGTCATGCCCGGAACGAAGGTAATAGGCTGGTCTGCCGTGCCGGTCTTGTCCTCGCTCTCGGTTTCTATCCATGTGATAGCGCCGCCCGCAACCGCCTGATGCGGTACCCACTTGTAGCCGGGGCGTGACGGCATTTCCGTGGGCTTGTCCTCGATGG